AGCAGTCTTTATGCCACCAAGACATGGAAAATCTATGCTATGCTCAGAATTTTTTCCAGCTTGGTATCTAGGAAATAATCCAAACGAATTTGTAATTCAATCTACATACGCTCAAGAGCTTGCAGATGACTTTGGTCGTAAAGTAAGAAACCAAGTTCAAGCTGAAGACTTTAATAAAGTTTTTCCACAAGTAGGATTAAGATCAGACAGTACATCAGCTAAACGATTTCATACTATACACGGTGGTACCTATTCTGCTGTTGGTGCAGGTGGTGCTATTACTGGTAGAGGTGCACATTTATTAATTATAGATGACCCGATCAAAGGTAGAGAAGACGCAGAGTCAGAAGTTCAAAGAAGAAATCTTTTAGAGTGGTATAAGTCTGTTGCTTATACTAGACTTCAACCTGGTGGAAAAATTATTGTAATTCAAACTAGATGGCATCAAGATGATTTAGCTGGATATATTTTAAATGAATCTGGAGAAGACTGGAAAGTTTTAGACCTTCCAGCTATAGATGATAAAGGTAATGCTTTATGGCCTGAAGCTTATAGTAAATCTGATTTAGAAAAAATACAAAACACAGTAGGTCAACGTGTATGGCAAGCTCTTTACCAACAACGTCCTAGTAATGAAGAAGGAAGTATCATTAAAAGAGATTGGTGGAATATATATGAAGGAGATAAGATTCCAACTTTAGGTTATGTTGTTCAATCTTATGATACTGCGTTTAGTACAAAATCTTCTGCTGACTTTTCAGCATGCACTACATGGGGCGTCTTTACAGCGAGAGATGAAAACAACGTTCCTTACGCTGCATGCATTTTATTAGATGTTTGGAAAGAAAGATTAGAATATCCAGATTTAAGAAAACGAGCTCAAGATAGCTATTACGAATGGATGCCCGATCAAGTATTAATTGAAAAACGAGCTTCGGGTCAATCTCTTATACAAGATATGAGAAGGTCGGGAGTTCCGATAGTTACTTATACGCCAGAACGAGATAAAGTTTCTAGAACCCATAGTGTAGCTTCAATGTTCGAAGGCGGTTTAGTGTTTACAATGGACGAAAAGTGGACTAAGGATGTTATAGAAGAATCAGCACAATTTCCATATGGAAAGCATGATGATGTTCATGATACAATTGTGCAAGCTTTAATGAGGATTAGAGATGGATTTTTAGTATTACATCCCGATGATCCTGAGGACGATGACAATGAAACAAGAAAACAATTGCGCAAAGACAAACATTATTACTCTTGATAGGTGGAGATTAGTACCTAGAAAACCTACTCCTAAAGAAGAAATTGAAATACAAGACGATCAAGTAGTTCAAGCTTTTCATGATGCTTGTATTAAAATTAGCGATAAAGTTGATATTAAAGGATATGCTTTAGTCGCCTGGGACGAGAAGGGAGTACCTTGTATTTCTTGGTCAACTGGCCATATTAAAAATCCTATAAGTGAATTAATGCTTCCTACCTTTACACAATCAGTATTTCAAGGTATATTAAATAAAAAACTAAGTACACCGGAGGACTTAAAAGATGAGTAACCCATTTAAAAGAACAGGCAAGCAACCTAGACTAGGAGTAAAGAGCTTCAGTGTCGAAGATGTTAAAGCTGCTGATAAAAGATTTTATGATAAGTTTCCAGGAGCTGTCGAAGACGCTGCAATGTTAAAGAAAGCAATGCAAAATCCTGGTGATGAAGTTGTAAAAATAGATGATGAAAGAAAAGCTCAACATGCAAAAATGATGAGAGGAATTAAAATAGAAGTGGAGACATTTTAATGAAAATGACCGCAGGCGCAGGATCAGGAGTTGGCAGAATGCAAAACTCTAAGATCACTGGTAAAATGATGAAGAAGAAGAAAAAGAAAAAAGGTAAATTTCCAGATATGTCTGGAGACGGTAAAGTAACTAAGAAAGATATTTTAATTGCAAGAGGTGTAATTAAAAAAGGTAAAAGGAAAAAAAGAAAATGAAAAAAACTAGAAAAGAAGTTACAAAAGAAATTTTAGATGTTGACTTTGAAAATGTTGGAACAGCTAAAGACTTTGATGACGATGGCTACGAAGAAGGAAAATCAAAAGAAAGAGAAATGACTGCTAATGCATCTGTTTCTGATTCTTACAAAGGTGGTTTACTTTATAAAGGTAAAGCAAAAGATTATCCTGGAGCTAAAGCTTTATTAGAAAAGAAAAAAGCTAAGATCATTCAGTTAAAGCCTAAGAAAAATAAATAGTGGCCAAACAAAAGTTTGTACATTTTGTTCCAAGACCAAAGCCAAAGAAAAGGCCTGGTAAACATAAGAAGTCACAAAACAAAAATGAAAAAAGACAAAAAAAACAAATGCGATACAAAGGTCAAGGAAGATGAATTTTAAATGGGATTTAAAAAAAATTAAAGATGAGCAAAGAAAAAAAGAATCAGCTAGAGCTCAGCTAAGAGAAAGAAGTAAGCAATCTATTGCAAGACCTAAAGCTTCTAAAAATATTTTATCTAACGATCCAAGGTTACAAAGTATATGATAAAAGAATTTATTTGTCCTAATGGTAGAATGTCAGTAAATGGAGTTTGTCCTATATTCGAAGGTGATGATGGACAAATTAAAGATATGCAAGAACCTGTAGGAAAATTACAATTTGATTTTGAATTACCAACTATGTCAGCTTTTGAAACTGCCGATAATATTATAAATTCAAATATTGAAACATATAATGATTTTGTTACTAATAAATTAGGAATGTCTAAAAAAACACAAGATTTTAAAACTTTTGCATCAATGGCATATGGACTTTCTCAAGGAGGTGGTGTTCTTTCTGTTTTAGGTCCATTGGCTATTCCTTTTATAGCTGGAGGTGCATTAAAAAATCAACAGAAAAAAATAGTAGATAGAGATTTAAATATAGATGCGGGTATTGCAGCTTCTGATAATGATGATAATATGGGTTACTCTGCACCTGCAACAACAAGTCAAGGAGTTACGTCTGCACAACATGCAGCGTTTAGAATGTAATGGCTAGAACAAGAATAAGACCTAGAAAAAGAACAGGAGATATTCCTAGAAGAAAAAAATATTATCGACCTACTAAGAAAGGTGCAGGTATGACTAGAGCAGGAATAAAAGCTTATAGACGAGCTAATCCTGGTTCTAAATTATCTATGGCTGTAACTGGTAAAGTTAAACCTGGTAGTAAAGCAGCTAAAAGAAGAAAATCATATTGTGCAAGAAGCTTAGGACAATTAAAAAGAAGTTCTGCTAAAACTAGAAACGATCCTAATTCTAGAATAAGACAAGCTAGAAGAAGATGGAAATGTTAAATTTATTTAAAAAATTATTAGGAATAGATAAACTAGAATACAAGATTAGACTTCTTGAAAGAAAAAATTATTGGAGAGAAAAATATAATGTTAGACAAAATAATTTATAAATTTTTTGCAGGTATAGATTCATTATGTAATTTAATTGGAAAATTATTTACACCTAAGAGGCAGAAAAAGAAAGATGAAAGATAGACCATTAGACATCGGAGAGGAAGCTAAAGTGCAAATGCCGATGAAGACAGTTGCTAGTTTAATTTTTGTCGTTGCAGCAGGTGTCTTTGCATATACAGAGCTGACTGCAAGGTTAGTATCATTAGAGACATCTAGAGAATTATTTGAAAATGATTTGCTTAAAAAATCTGAGCAAGTCCCTACAGATCAAGAACAACATTTTTTGATTGAGGATCTTTATAAGACTGTAGAAAAAATGGAAGAAACTCAAGAAATGAATATGACTAATAAAGTTAATATTGAGTTTTTAAGAGAACAATTAGATAAAGCATTAGCAGATATTGAAGATTTGAAAGATAAAGTAAGAGAAAATGGCAACGGAGCACATTAATGGAATTAATTATAGCTTTACTTATGATTGTAAATGGAGAGATTAAAGAACATAGAATTCAAGAATCCATGTCACAATGTTTAAAAGGTAAGAGAGTTGCAATGAGATCCAATAAAAATAATAATGTTCAATACCAATGCATTAAATCAATGGCAGAACTTGAAAGTAACATTGATGGTAGCAAAAGTATTAAAAAATTAATACTAGAATAATTGTCTTTTTTGTTTTATATCTCTTTATAGGAAAGTATGGTATGAACCAGGAGGTATTATGAAACTATGAAAAAGGGACTTTATGCAAATATAAATGCCAGAAGAAAAGCTGGTAAAAGTAGATCAAAATCTAAATCAACAATATCTAAAAAAGCTTATAAAAATATGAGAAAGGGATTTCCTAAATGAAAACTAAAAAAGAAAAGAAAATAGCTAAGGTAATGAGAGAATATAAAAAAGGAAAATTACCTATTGGAAAATCTAAGAAAAAAGTTAAATCTAGAAAACAAGCAATAGCTATTGCTCTTTCAGAAGCAGGTAAAAAGAAAAAACGTGCTTAATAGAAAAGGATTTAAAAACACTATGACTAAACCAAATAAGAAAAAAGTTAAAAAACAATATTTAGCTGGAACGTCAGGTGCATTAAGAGCAAAAAGAAAAGCTGCATTAAAAAGATTGAATAAAGATAATAAAGGTTCGGGAGTTTTACCAGGAGATAAAAAAGGTGGAAAATTTGTAGGATCAAAAAAGAAAAGTAAACATAACAAAAAATTTAAGGAGATGTATGGCTAAAGCAAAAGGATCAAGCACTGCAACTGCAATTAGAAATAAAGCAAAAAAAGCTGGTGTATCACCAAGTAAAGTAAGAGCTATTTATAATAGAGGATTAGCTGCATACAGAACTAGCGGTCATAGAAAAGGTGTAAGTCCACAAGCATGGGCTATGGCTAGAGTTAATTCTGCATTAACAGGCGGTAAAGCAGCCAAAGTTGATAGTGATATATTAAAAGGTAAAAGAGATAAAAACAGAAGAGCAGATGGTCGTAAAAAGAAACCTAAAAAGAGAACAGCTTAATGGCATTAGAAGTAAAACTTGATAAAAAAAAATTAGAATATACAAATGAAGACGGACAAAAGGTTCGTGTAGATGTAGACCAAGATTTAACAGAAAAAGAAGAAGAAGCTTTTGAATCAAATCATTATGCTAACTTAGCAGAAGAATTAGATAATCAAGAAGTTTTAGGTATTGGTAAATCTTTAATTAAAGCATACGAAGATGATAAAGCTTCTAGAAAAGATTGGGAAGATCAATATTCTAAAGGTTTGAAAATGTTAGGAGTAGTTGTCGAAGATAGACAAGATCCTTTCCCGGGAGCTTCAGGTGTTCATCATCCATTAATGTCAGAAGCAGCAACTCAATTTCAAGCAAGAGCTATTGCGGAAATGTTTCCAGCAGGTGGTCCTGTTAAAACACAAATAGTTGGAAAACAATCTGATAAAAAAATAGAGCAAGCTCAACGTGTTCAAGATTTTATGAATTATCAAGTTACTAATCAAATAACAGATTATTTTAATGAACTTGATCAAATGTTATTTTATTTAGCTTTAGCAGGTTCAGCATTTAAGAAAATATATTTTGATAATTCTTTAGATAGAATTTGTTCAAAATTTGTACCAGCAGATCAGTTTGTTATTTCATATGAAAATACAGATTTAGAAACTGCAGAACGATATACTCAAGTAATGAAACTTACAACTAATGAAATTAAAAGAAGACAAGTAGAAGGATTTTATAGAGATGTTCCAATAACTCAAAATCAAGGAGGTCAAAACTCTTCTGATTTAGTAGAATCAACAATGCAAAAATTAGAAGGTATGTCAACTTCTATGTCAGATAAAATTCATACTGTATTAGAAATACATGCAGATTTAGATTTAGGAGAAGATGAATCAGGTTTAGCTCTTCCTTATATTGTAACGGTAGATTATGAATCAGGTCAAACTTTAGCAATAAGAAGAAACTGGAAAGAAGACGATCCATTAAAAAGAAAAAGAACTTATTTTATACACTATAAATATCTTCCTGGCTTAGGCTTCTATGGCTTTGGCCTTATACAAATGATCGGCGGTTTGCAACACGCTAGTACAGGAGCACTTCGTGCTTTATTAGATTCAGCTGCCTTTGCTAATCTCAATGGTGGATTCAAAGCCAAAGGAGCTAGAATAGAAGGTGGAGATATTACAGTCTCACCTGGTGAATGGGTCGATGTCGAAGCATATGGTGATGATCTGCGAAAGAGTTTTATCCCTCTTCCTTTCAAAGAACCATCGCCTACACTACTTCAATTGTTAGGTGTTTTAACTGAGTCAGGGAGACGTTTTGCAAGTATAGCAGATGCTATGGTAGGTCAATCTGCAGGTTCTGGTCCAGTAGGTACTACAATTGCTTTAATAGAACAAGGTTCAAAAGTATTTTCTGCAATTCATAAAAGATTACATCAAGCTCAAGGTAGAGAATTTAAATTAATATACGAATTAAATGGAGAATATTTAGATGATGAATATCCTTATGATGTTATAGGTGAAAGAAAAACTATTAGAAGAAAAGATTTTAATGATGCAGTTAATGTAGTACCTGTATCTGATCCTAATATATTTTCTCAAGCTCAAAGAATTGCATTAGCTCAAACAGGATTACAATTAGCACAACAAGCACCAAATATTATTGATACTAAAGAAGCTTACAGAAGATTTTTACAATCTTTAAATATACCTGATTATCAAGATTTAATTATTGAAGATGAAGAAACTCCAAGACGAGATCCAGTTTCTGAAAACATGGCTTTATTAAATGGTAAACCAATTAAAGTTTTTGAAGATCAAGATCATCAAGCTCATATTGCAGTACACCAACAGTTTATGATGGATCCTAGATTTGGTGGTAATCCACAAGCTAAAGAAGTTTTATATCCATTAATGATGGCTCACTTAGGCCAACACATGGCTTATTTATATCAACAACAAATGCAAGCTCAAGTACCTCAAGGTGTTCCTACATCTTCAGGAGAAATTAATAAAGAATTAAGAGATGAAGATACTACTGAAGTTTCAGTAGAACAAGAAAATAGAATTGCTGTTGCAGCTGCACAAGCAGCACAAGGTTTAATGGGAAGTATGCCACCAAATCCAGAACAACAAAAACAACAAATGGAAATGGCAAAAGACCAAGCTAGTTTACAATTAAAAGCAGAAGAGCTTAATATAAGAAAAGCTAGATTTGCTGAAGGAGTAAAAGATAAGGAAAGAACGCAAGCTAGAAAAGATGCTGAAACTAAAGCTAAGATAGTTGAAACAGCTTCTAGAGTTGCAAGAAGCAGTGATTAATGGCAGTTAAACCTGAAGAAATTAGAAAAGCTAAAAAGTTTTTAGAAAATAAAAAATTATCAATTAAAACAGTTAAGCCAAGAATATTTGCTCAAGTTGCTCATAAAGCAAATGTTAACTTTGAAAAATTGCTTAATGTAATTATGAAAGAAGTAAATGGAAAGATTAGTAATAGCAATAAAAAAGAAGATTAAAGAATATGACACAGATTTAGGTAAAAATTTGTTGTCTAGAAGTGTAGATAAAATTGAAGACTTTAAAAAAATACAAGGAATATCAGAAGGATTAAATAAAGCATTAGAAATAATTGATGAAACTACTCAAAAATACAAGGAAGGAGATATAGATGATTAGTCAAGAAATATGGGCAACTGATAATGATGTGCCTACACCAGAAAAAATACCACAACCAGTAGGTTATAGAATTCTAATTAGACCTAGAGGTGTTGTTGAAAAAACAAAAGGAGGAATTTATTTAACTGATACAAATAAAGAACAACAAAGTTATTTAAATTCTGTAGGACAAGTTATTGCTTTAGGACCAGAGTGCTATAGCGATAGAAAAGCACCTTGGTGTAAAGTCGGAGATTGGGTTGTATTCGGAAGATATGCCGGTGCTAAAATTTCTGTACAGAATGTTAAAATGGTGTTAATTAATGATGATGAGGTTATTGCTACATTAGAAAACCCTGAAGTAATAGCTCATCAATTATAATATACGTTAGAAAACCTAACGACAACATAGGAGACAACTATGATCGAAGAAAAAAACAATGAGAAAGAGTTAGAAGTAAAGCTTGAAGAAGATCAATCTGAAAAAGAAATAGAGATTCCTAAGAATCCTATTGATGATTTAGTTGAAAAAGCTGAAATTCAAGAAAAAGAGAAAGAAAATGATAAGACATTTGAAAATGAAAGAGAAATTAAACTTGAAGAAAAGAAAAAAGTACCTGAATATTCAAATGATATGCCATATTCTGAGAAGGTTCGTAAAAGAATTGCAAAAGAAGTGGCTAAAAGAGCAGAAGCAGAACAAAAAGCTGTAGAATTAGAGCAAA